TCTTGAGTTCACATCTGGCTTCCGTGCTGATGTAACTGGTGATGCTGATCGCGGCACTGTTGGTGCTGTTAAAGCAGGTTCTCTTAGCAAGAAGTGGGATGTATATGTTGATCCTTACTTCCCAAGGCAAGTTGTACTTGTCGGTCGCAAGGGAGGTTCCTTCCTTGAGAGTGGATATGTGTATGCACCTTACGTGCCTCTCCAAATCACTCCGACCATTTTCGGTGTAGAGGACTTTGTGCCTCGTAAGGGTGTCATGACCCGATATGCCAAGAAGATGGTTAGACCTGATATGTATGGTCTTGTTATTGTTGCTGACCTTCTCGGTTAATAGCAAATAAATCGCTTCTCAAAGAGCAGGGCCCCCCTTGAAGTTTTCTTCTTGGGGGGCTTTTTATTATCCATTAAACTACTTATTCAAGAGGAGAAATGAATGAATGGCAACCCCTACCTTAACGCCGGCCAGCACAACTAGTGCAAGCAAATTACCTGCAACAGGGACAGTCTCTAGTGTTTCTGCAGAGTTAGCTTTTGGAATTTATGCAAGTAATGCTAATTTTCTGTCCGGAGCAGCCGATCAGGTTGCTTATACATATAAGAAACTTGGCGGAGACGTCTTAGATATTGAACTCAAAGAGGGGAATGTATATGCGGCATACGAAGAGGCAGTTTTAGAATATTCATATCTTTTAAATGTACACCAATCAAAAAATGTTCTTTCCGATCTTTTAGGTTCGACAACAGGTAGTTTTGATCAAGATGGACAACTTCAATCAGGAGACTCTTTAGAAAACAAAGCTATCGAATCAAGTTATCCGCAGTTTCAATTTTCGTATGCTAGAAAAGTGGGACATGCGATATCAAATGAAGTTAACTTAAATGGATTTCAAAATGTATATTCTGCTTCGTTTAATACAACATCCTCGGTTCAAGATTACGATTTACAATCAATAATCTCTAGTCAAGCCGGCTCCGACGATGCACTGGAGTTTTATAATAAAGTTGGAAACAACAGGATTTTAATTAGAAAAGTTTTTTATAAAACCCCACAGTCGATGTGGAGATTTTACGGGTATTATGGTGGACTAAATACAGTTGGAAATATGCAAAACTATGGCCAGTGGGCCGACGACTCTCAATTTCAGATAGTCCCGGTTTGGCAGAACAAACAACAAGCGTTGATGTTTGAAGACGCAATTTATACGAGAAACTCACACTACTCATATGAATTAAAAAATAACAAATTAAGAATTTTCCCCAACGCAACTTCTGTTGGCCCCAGTAAAATGTGGGTTGAGTTCGTAATTCCAAACGAGAAAGATCCATGGGAAGAAGACAGTAACAGAGTTAATGATGTCGGCGGAGTTAACAATATGAACAATCTTCCATTTGCAAACATCGGGTACGATACAATTAACTCAATTGGTAAACAATGGATTAGAAGGTTTGCCCTTTCTGTTGCAAAGGAAATACTGGGTCAAATTCGAAGCAAGTTTGCAACAGTGCCAATTCCAGGAGATGCAGTTACTCTGAACGGATCCGCATTAATATCTGAAGCAAAAGAAGAACAAGTTAAACTTAGAGAAGAACTTAAAACAGTTCTTGATGAAATGACTTATAACAAGCTGGTTGAAAACGACACCAACACACTTGACAATGTTCTCAAGATGCAAGAGAAGCTTCCTTTACCGATATTCCAAGGATAATAAGAAATGGGAAAATGGACACAGCCAGAAAATCCGCCACCTCCACTGTTTACAGGGAAACCCGAGCGCGATTTAGTCAAGCAGGTTAATGATGAACTCATTGAAAGAGTTATTGGCCAGCAGGTCGCGTACTATCCGATAGATAACGATCTAACAAGTTACCATAAACTATACGGAGAAGCCGTAGAGAAGACGTTTCTGCCGCCTATACGAGTGTATGTGCTCGTTGATTGGGAAGAATACACAACTTCATATACTGAAAACATAGGAGTCGATAGAAATGCATCAATTATGGTACATTTTCATAAAAGAAGATTGACAGAAGATCAAAATCTTTTTGTCAGAGTTGGAGATTTTGTCTTATATGGTGATATTTACTATGAGATAGTTACACTTGCTGAACCAAAAAAGCTATTTGGCCAAGTCGATCACAGCGTAGAAATTTCAGCTAAATGCATTAGAGCAAGAAAGGGATTATTTGACGGTAATTAAAAATGGCAGAAGACATCTTTGAAATACAACCTTCGACAATCGAAAATATAGACCTTGCAGTATTTGAATATATAAATAAGAGTTTTGATTTGTTTTCCAGCACGAACGAGGGATTCAAAAAAGTTCCTGTCGTTTGGGTAGGTACTGAACGCGCCAATCAAGTAAAAAATAATAAGGATCTAAGAGATGATCAAGGGGTTCTTGTTTTACCAATCTCGACCCTAGAAAGGGTTTCTATTGCAAAAAATCTTGATAGAAAAGGTACCTACTGGGGAAATGTTGGCCAAGAAGGTCTCACAATTTCTAGAACCATAAAACAAGACAAAACAGCAAATTTTTTAAATGCTGATAGCAAAAAAAAGACGCGTCATGGTTCTGGCCATGGCCAAATTAATTTCCCCTCAAAGAAAGACAACAAGAAAATAGTTTACGAAACCACCACGGCGCCCCTTCCGGTTTATATTGATGTAGTATATAAATTTAGTATTCGAACAGAATATCAAGAGCAGATGAATAAACTGATAACACCATTTATAACTCGGCCATATGGCCTCAATCTAATAGCTCTCCAGAGAAACGAACACTATTACGAGATGTTTATCGGGGAAGATTATAGTTTAAATAATAATTTGGCCGCAATGAACGAGGAAGAAAGAACATATGTTACCGATATAGAATTAAAAGTTCTTGGTTATTTGATGGGAGAAGAAGATAACCAAAAGAACCCAAAGATCGTAAAAACGGAGAGCGCTGTGGAGATTAAAATGCCTCGCGAGCATGTAATCCTAGGAGACATCCCGAGCCACATTGATAAAAAAGGTTTTTATCGCGATTAATGATTGCTTTTCGGTAAGCAATATACTATTTATTTAAGAAATCATTCAAATTTCGTAGTTATAGGAGTAATATTAACATGTCAGTTGATAAGTTCAAATTTGTATCCCCGGGCGTCTTCATCGATGAGATCGACAATTCACAAATCCCAAGAACAGCAGAGGCCATTGGGCCCCTTGTAGTTGGTCGAACCGAAAGAGGCCCAGCAATGAGACCGGTCAGAGTACAATCTTTTTCAGAGTTTGTAGAAGTATTTGGAAATCCAATCCCAGGTGGAGATGGAGGAGACGTCTGGAGAGACGGAAATAGAACTTCCGCCACATATGCCGGCTATGCAGCCCAGGCATGGCTTAAAAACTCTGGACCGCTCAATGTGGTTCGTTTGTTAGGTAATCAACACACTGACGCTAACACCGGCGGCGAAGCAGGTTGGAAGACAACAAATTCGCCTTCCAACGCATCGGCTAGTGCAGGTGGTGCTTACGGACTTCTTTTATTTGGATCCGCCTCTTCTGTTACAACACCAACAACAGGAACTCTTGCTGCAGTTTGGTATCTGAATGAAGGCTCTATCCATCTTTCTGGAACAGCAGCCGCATCGTCTTCGATAACCGCTCAAGGAGCAGGTCTTTTGATTGAATCTCAAGGCGCGAATCACGAATTTAAAGCTATTATTAATAAGGCGGATGATACTAGTACAACCATTAACTTCAACTTAAGCGAAACATCCCAGAAATATATCAGAAAAGTGTTTAATACAAATCCGACGTTGACTAACTCTGGATGCACAGCTACTGCGCAGCAGGAAGTATACTGGCTTGGTGAAACTTTCGATAGGGCAGTCGTTGATAATGTTGATGCAAACAACACAACAGCTACAAACTCAGGTGGATCCTGGGGTTGTATTGTGGGCCTTGGTTTAGCCGCGGCCACTCACGCTGGTATTCATCAACAGGGTATGGTAAATGCTCAAACTGGCTGGTTCTTCTCGCAAGATCTTCGAAACAGTTCCGGCGGGGCCCCGACAGGTGGGTTCCATTACTCCACCAATACACAACAATTGTTCCGTTTAGTTGCCCTTGATGGCGGAGAGTGGACAAGTCAGAATCTTAAAGTGTCCATTCAAGATGTTAAGGCTGCAACCAATTTAGATGATCCATATGGAAAATTCACAGTTGTAGTTAGAAGATTAAGCGATAACGATAATCGTATCCAGGCAGTTGAGAGATATAGCTCTTGTAATCTTAATCCCAATTCCCCAGACTACGTTGCCAAGAAAATTGGTGATAAGTATGTCACTTGGGATGATAGTGAAAAAAGACACAAGGAATATGGAAACTACGCAAATCAGTCTAAGTTCCTTCGTGTAGAAATGAACGCAGACGTCGATGCAGGCGCAACAAACGCTGAATATCTCCCATTCGGAGTATATGGTCCAGTCAGACCAAAAACACTCTCGTTTAGTTCTGGCTCTGGTTCCGACTTCAATGAGGGACTTGATCCGGTTTCAACCGGCACTGACATAACTGTTGCAAATTCTTATATTTTGCCATTGAGTTCCTATCATACTGGTGCCACCTCCACCCCCAATGATTGGACCGCAGATGTCGAGGGCTACGGAGCCCCCGCCGGCCTCGGTCAATCCGCTGCCATCGCCCAGGCATTCCAGCCGTTGATACAGACAACATGCTCGGTTATTTTCCCATCAGTGCCGCTACGCCAAAATACACAAACTCCACCGGTTTCAAATCCAAAGCATGCATATTTTGGAGCAGACACAACAAAATCGGGCAGCGTAAAACTTGATAAGAGTAACTTGGACGTCCTTCGTCCACTTCCTTCTCACATGAGCGCACAACAATTTACACCAAGCACCAATACAGAATACTCTTGGGTATTCACGCTCGACGATCTTAAATCCTATACCGCAACCGGTGGAGCCCAGTGGGTTTCTGGTTCGCGTAATGCAGGAACTTCATTAACTGCGCTCTCTTCAAGCTGGAAGCAGGTTCTCGACGAAGGTTTCAATCGATTCACAACTGTCCTTGCTGGCGGTTATGACGGCTGGGACGCTACAGAAAGAGATCCACTTAACAACACAAGAATGGGCGACAACGAGCTTAATGAATATGCTTACTACACAGTTAAGCGTGGAATTGATGCTTGTTCAGATCCCGAGGTTATTGATTTTAATCTTGCAGTGGTACCTGGTATTTCCAAGCCTCAAATTACAAATCACTTGATTAGTACTTGCGAAGGCCGCGGAGACGCTCTTGCTATCATTGATATCGAGAATGACTTCAGTACAAATGTAGAGAATACAAATGGAGACCAATCAAATGTTGGTACCGTAGACACTGCAGTATCTTCGATGCTCTCTAGAGGGCTTAATTCCAGCTATGGTT